ATGAATCAGGGTGCCTTACTGGCCATTTTTGCCTCGTTGATTTTCAGCGTCATGAACGCGCTGGTTAAAACCATCTCCGACGCTATTCCCACCGGTGAAATCGTGTTTTTTCGCAGCAGCATCGGCTGTCTGCTGGTTCTGCTGCTGATGTACCGCCACCGCATCGCCTTCAGCCGCGTAGACCGGCCGCTGCTGGTGTTGCGCGGCACCATGGGCGGGCTGTATCTCATTTGTTATTTTTACAGCATCGCCCATCTGACGCTGGCCGACGCCAGCATGCTGGCCTATCTGTCGCCGTTTTTCTCCATTTTGCTCTCCTTGCTGGTGCTGCGTGAACGGGTCAACGCCAATACCGCGTTTTGGCTGGCGATGGTCATCATCGGCGCCGTGCTGCTGGTGCGGCCGTGGCACTTCTCGGCCTATACCCTGGCGTCGCTGGTCGGCGTGATGAGCGCGGTGTTCGCCTCGATCGCCTATCTGTCGGTCAACAAACTCAGCAAGCGCCACCACAACTACGAGATCGTGTTCTACTTCCTGTTCATCGCAACGCTGATCTCGCTGCCGCTGATGTGGAACGCGTTCGTTTGGCCCAACGCCTATCAGTTCGCCATTCTGCTCGCCATCGCCCTGGTGTCGCTGTTGGGGCAGGTCGTCTTAACCCAGGCCTTCTCTTCCGATAACCTGATCGTGGTCTCGGTGGTGCGCTATATCGGCATCGTGTTCAACATCGCCTGGGGTTGGCTGTTCTGGCATGAGATCCCGCTGCTGCTGTCGCTGTTCGGCTGTCTGCTGGTGGTGGTTTCCTGCATTCAGCTCGGGCTGCGTCACCGCAAGAAACCGGCTTAAGCCGGGCTTGCCGCAACCATAAAAAAACGCACCCGAGGGTGTGTTATGTTGCAACTTAATTAATTGATTTAAATATATTTTATTCAAATAAAAGCCACAAAGTGACCACAGAGAGTTATGCGCATGAAAAAAACCCGCCATCTCGGCGGGTTATGGGGTTACAAGTTCAGAGGGAGTTGATCCGTACCGTAATGGCTGCTGGGGAAGGCTTGCCGCGGCAACCTGAAGCCATCGGACAGATCGGGCGGGTTAGGGGTACAAATATACCGCTCCAATGTTGTCGTTGTAGTGAAGGTGCAGCCACACAGCATATTGTTGCACTGGTGGTAACTGCGACGGGTAATGTTGCTCATTTCTTCACTGGTGCGAGTCTTTGCTACTGCGCCACAACGCGGACATCTGAACGCCATGGGGTATTGCCTTGGTTTTGGGGTTTGCCTTTGGTAACTATATCACTCATCGGCTGTTTTGTCGGCAGACTCCATTTCGGTGCCTTTGACTTTGACCTCCAGCTCCAACGCCGTCTGATAGCCCTGCTCTCCTACGGTATGCACCACTCTTGCGATCACCCAATCCGCGTTGTCGATCACCGATTTAAACCCGGCAACCTTCGCATGCAATTCGGGGTAAATATCCGGACGGCCGCGCGCCAGCGTGATGCCAAACTCGGCGGCGCCGCGCTGAAGTTGCAACCATTTCGCCGCAGCGGCACGGCGGGCAGCTCGCTCTGTTCTGAATGTCTGACGCATCACAAACACATTACCTTCTGCGCCTTCCAGGTAATCACCCTCCCGGCTACTGGAAGCCGGTGTCTTTTGCTTTGCCGGCTTCCGTCGACGCTTGATAGCTGTTGCGGGCTTTTTACCGTAGTTGAGATCTAACCAATATGCCTGCACACCGGTGTAAGCATCCCTGTCTGCAACGCGAAAACTATGCCTATCACCGCTGGCGCGCGTGATGGTGATGCTGGGTAATGGCTTCCCACTTCGGCTGACACTTTGCCCTGGCACAATGAACAACAGCATGCCGTTCTTGATGGTCGCTATCGCCCCGAGCAGCTCCGCCATGCGTGTTAAAAAGCTGATGTCGCTCTCGCTGGTCTGATCGGCATGGTCGATCTCCACATCTTTCAGGCTGCTGCTGACGCCGGGCTTCAGATTGTAGCGGCCGGCGATTGCGCTAACGACATCACCCACGGTGACATCGTGCCAGCTATACTCGCGCTTGACGTTAAAATCCTCCCTGAAATCGGCGCTGCGCGCGGTGACGATTAACTGATCCGGCGGCCCGCTATGGCTGACTTCATCGACGGTGAAGATACCCTTATGCACCAGCGGTTCGCCCTCCCACCCGATGGAGACCGAGACATCAACGCCCCGCCGCGGCAAGGCAACTTTGCCATCAGCATCGTCGATCACCAGTTCCACAGTATCCGCCTCAAAACCGCGATTATCGGTAACGGTCAGCGAGAGCAGCCGGCGGTTCACCTCCGTGACCGTTTCCCCGCCGATAAGCAGATCAAAGCCTGGGCGCTTGACGTACTCGCCATCGGCCAGGTTGTTGATAAATTCCATGCCAGTACCTTATTCGCTGTTTTTTACAGGATTGTCTCGTGCGCGCACGTAAACAACGCCCTCAGCTTCTCCCGCGCCTGCGACAAGCCCAATGACATGATTTTTATCAATGGCTAACCCACTATGGCAGCATGTTTAACCCATGAGGTAAAAGTCATGTCCGCATTGTTATCAATGGCAACGGCTTCCGCTTTTCATCATGGCGCGTCGGTCAACGAAACCACAGAACTCGGTACGCTTATCCGCGATATTGATACCTCTGTGATCGGCGTGGTGTGCACTGCTGATGATGCTGATGCCGCTACGTTTCCGCTCGACACGCCAACCCTGATCACTCGCGTTAATAGCGTGCTGGAAAAAGCAGGGAAAACCGGCACGCTGTACACCACGCTGAAAGCAATTTCTGACCAGTGCAGCCCGAAGGTGGTTGTCGTACGCGTCGCCGAAGCGAAGAACGCCGATCAGACGCAAGACCAATTGGTTATCGGCGGCGTCAGCGACGAAGGACGCTATACCGGCCTGTATGCGTTGCTGACGGCCGAAACCCACACAGGTGCACACCCTCGCCTGCTGGGCGCACCAGGGCTTGATACCGAGCCTGTAGCGGCCCAACTTGGTGTATTCGCGGAAAAGCTCCGGGCGTTTGCCTACATCGGCGCGCACGGCCAAAAAACCATTGCGGAGGTAAAAACCTACCGCGAGGAATTCAGTCAACGCGAACTGATGATTATTTATCCTGACTTCATTGCCTACAGCAGCCAGTCAGGACAAAACGAAGTCGTCCCGGCAACCGCCTATGCTCTCGGCTTGCGCGCCAAAATTGACAGTGAGCAAGGCTGGCATAAGTCGCTGTCTAACGTGCCGCTGGATGGCGTGCTGGGGATCTCTGCCGACATCTGGTGGTCGCTCCAGGGGAAAGACACCGACGCGGACGAGCTCAACAGCCACAACGTAACCACGCTGATCAAACGCGACGGATTTCGCTTCTGGGGTAACCGTACCTGCGATGCGCAGACCTATTTCTTTGAGGTCTACACCCGCTCGGCGCAAATCCTGGCTGACATGATCGTTGAAGCGCACTTTGCCTACATCGATAAAACGCTCACGCCATCGCTGATCAAAGACATCGTGGATGGCATCAACCGAAAAGGTAAGCAGCAGGTCACCGCTGGCCGGCTGCTTGGATTTGATTGCTGGTACGACCCAGCAGACAATCCGAAAGAGAGCCTGCGCGACGGTACGGCGCACATCCGCTACAAATACACGCCGGTACCACCGCTGGAGAACCTGGAGTTGACCCAGACCTTCACCGATGAATATTTCGCCGTCTTCAACCAGCAGGGATAAGGAGTAAACGTCATGGGGATGCCTAAAAAACTCTTTATGTTTGACGTGTTTATCAACGGTCAAACGTATCTCGGCCAGGTCGAAGAGGTCACCGTACCCAAGCTCACGTTAAAAACCGAGGATTACCAGGGGGCAGGAATGCCAGGATCCGTTGCCGTTCTCATGGGGTTGGACGGCGGCGCGCTCGACATGGAAGTCACCATGGGCGGCCTGGAGTCAGATCTGCTCAAAACCTTCGGCGGTACGCTCGACAGCCTGCAACTGCGCTTCGCGGGGTCATATTACGACGACGCCACCGGCCAGGCTGTAGCCTGCGAGATCCAGACGCGCGGGCGTTTTACCGAGCTGGATTGGGGGTCGGCGAAGGCTGGGGATAATACCCAGCACAAGTACACCCTGAAAAATGCCTACTGCAAGGTAAGCATCAACAATGCCGAAATCTTTGAAGTTGACGTGCTCAACCTGATTTGGAAAGTCGACGGAAAAGATCTGCTGGAGCAGCACCGCAAGAACATCGGCCACTAAGCCACTAACTTAATAAGCTATCAGCTTATCACTTTATCCATTTACCATCGGCGCCAGGCCCGTTACCGTCTGGCGCAGCAGGAGACCACGCCCATGTCAAAAACAATTACGCTGTCCAACGCCATCAAGCGCGCCAGTGGCGAAACCATCACTGACGTTACGATCACCGATGCTATGAAGCAGGTCGGTGTCCTCCGCGGCCTAAAACTCTATGACGTCATGACCAGTGATGTGAACTCGTTAATCACACTACTGCCACGTGTTACCTCCCCTCGACTGACGGAGGTGGAGATCTCGATGATGGACGTGCACGACTTCTCTGAGCTGGCCGGTGGCGTAGCGGCTTTTTTGGCGCCGAACTTGGAACAGGAGAAGACACCCTCGGACGACGCGTTATCCGGTGCCCAAGCGTAGAGACCGATGACATCATCGCCGACATAGCAACCGTCTTTCATTGGGCGCCGTCGGAGTATGACGCCATGTCGGTGCCTGAGTTGCTGAAATGGCGTGAGCGCGCGGCCGTCCGTAACGGAAGTGAATCATGACAGACCGCAACCTCAATATTCGGGTGGCGCTTAGCGCCGCCAACAAACTATCCGGGCCGGTCAGTGCTGCCCAGCGCAGCGCGGCCGGCCTCGCGTCTCAGATCAAAGCCACCCAGGGCAGCATCAAGAACCTTGGCAGCCAGGCGAAAACCTTTGACAGGTTCAATGCGTCCATCAACAAAAACGCCGCAGCCTATGAGGCAGCCAAAGCCAAGGCGAAAAGCCTGCGCGCTGAGTTTGGCCCGCTCAAGCAACAGACCGATGAGCAGCGCAAAGCACTGGCGGCATCACGCCTCGAACGTGACCGGTTAGGGCGTTCTCTCGACAAAGAAAAACAAAAGCTCAATGCCGTCACTGCTGAGATGTACCGCCATGGTGTCTCTATTCGCCAGGGCGACAGCGCCACCGAACAAATCACTCGGCGAACTGAAATCTACAATCGTCAGCTGGCAGAGCAACAGCGCCGCCTGTCAGCGGTTACGCGCGCGCAAGCCAATGTCGCCCGCGCCAGGGAAACGCGCGGCAAGCTCACCGAGGCCGGGGCCAAAGGTATCGTCGCCGGCGGCGTTATGCTAGCCCCGGTTGTTGCCGCTGCCAAAAGCTATAGCGGTATGGAAGATGCCATGAAAGGCGTCGCCAAACAGGTCAACGCGCTGCGCGATGACAACGGCAAACGCACCGCCCAATATTATGAGATGCAAAGCGCTATCAAGGCCGCGAGCGAGCAGCTTCCCCTTGAGAACGGCGCGCAGGACTATGCGGCATTAATCGCCGGCGGCGCACGCATGGGCGCAGTCAATCAGGATGATCCCTGGGAAAAACAAAAGGCCGACCTATTAGCATTTGCGACCGTCGCCGCCATGGCAGCAAAGGCCTTCGAGTTACCCGCCGACCAACTGTCCGAAGACCTGGGGAAGATAGCCGGACTGTATAAGATCCCGATCCAGAATGTCGAGGCGCTGGGTGATGTCATCAACTACCTTGACGACAATGCGCAGTCTAAAGGTGCGGACATTATCAATGTCATCACCCGGATAGGTGGACTGGCCGATAAGCTGAGCTATCAGCAGGCGTCGGCGCTGGGCTCGACCATGCTTACGCTGGGGTCAGTGCCCGAGCAGGCAGCCAGCGCCATCAATGCCATGGTGCGCGAGATGTCCAACGCTACCGGGGGCAGCAAAGGATTTATGGCGTCCATGGATGAACTGGGACTCAGTGCCGACAAGGTGCAGAGGCGCATGACGGTAGACGCGCTGGGTACGATTACCACGATACTTGAAGCCATCAAAAAACTGCCCGCCTATAAGCAGTCGTCCATCGTAACCAACCTGTTTGGTAAAGACTTCGGCAAAGATGTCACCAAGCTGGCTAACAACCTGCCGGAGCTCTACCGCCAGTTAGATCTGGTAAGCAGCAAAGCGTCTCAGGGCTCTATGCGGCGTGAGTCCGATATCGATAAAGATTCGCTCTCGGCGCAAGCACTTCTCGCAAAAAGTGCCATTGCCAACGACATCAGCAGCGCCGGTGAGCAACTGCGCGCGCCACTGCTGGATATTCTGCTGAAAACTCAGGAGATTGCAAAATCCTTCCGGGCATGGATTGAAGCCAATCCAGAATTGGCCGGCACCTTGCTCAAAGTCGCAGCGGGAGCCGGCATCATCGTCGGTGTTCTGGGGGCGCTAGCCCTGACAGTGGCAGGACTTATTGTACCCTTTGCGCTGATGCGCCTCAGTTTGTTCATGCTGACCGGCGGCCGTGGCCTGGGGGCGCTTATCCCTTCAGCAAAAGGGTTGACCGGAGCACTTGGCCGCATGCTCCCATCTTTGTCCGGTGTTGGACGCAGCATCAAAGATTGGCCCAGCGTTTTCCGCGGCGGCATGACGGCGCTGGGTAACCTGCGCGCTAGTGCGTCACGGCTTGGCAGCAGCATGCAAGTGGGCCTGTTGCGCGGCGGCCTGGCCGTCAGCCGCGGTTTGACTTTAGCCTTTACCCAGCCTGGCGCGGCAATCAGTATGCTGAGTAACGGGGTGCGCACGTTGGCATCGGGCGGTTTTGGGCTGCTTCTCAATGTCGGCAAAACCGTTCTGTCAACGCTGGTCGGAGGCTTCTCCTTGCTGCTGAGTCCTATCGGTTTGTTGGTCGCGGCTATTGTCGGCGCCGGCCTGCTGATCTGGAAATTCTGGGAGCCAATCAAAGCGTTTTTCTCTGGTTTCTTTACCGGTCTGGTTGAAGGCCTGGCGCCGCTGAAGGAGGCCTTTTCGGCTGCCTTTGCGCCGCTGGCGCCGATATTCGATGGCATCAGCAGCGCAATCGGCAAGGTGTGGAACTGGTTCAAAAGCCTGCTTGAGCCCGTCGAAACATCCAAGGAATCACTGGAGAAATGCACCGCCGCTGGTGAAACCTTCGGCAAGGTGGTCGGCTCAGCAATCTCGGCGCTGCTGTGGCCGATAGCGCAAGTGGCGAAGGGGTTGGGTTGGATATTGGAAAAACTCGGTGTGATACCGAGTGCCGCCGAAGCGGCCAGCCAGGCTGTCGCAGCAATGAATGCCGAGGACGCCAAGCGCCTGGTAGGTAAGGCCAACTTGCTGGCACAGGATGTCAGCGCCATCACCCAGGCAGGCAAAAAAACCAAAGACGCCGAGGAGACTAAGCAAGAGGCGATAGAAAAGACCGGCGATGCGGCTAAGCAGGTTTACGGGAATCCGCCGTCGGGGGTGAAAACCGACTTTGCCGATCTGGCGGGGAACAATACAGGTAAAAAGGGGGGTAAAAAAGGCCGCAATGGTGCGAATGCTGGCGCCATACCGGCCACCTCCGCGCCAGCTGCGGAGGTGAAAAAGCTGGGCGACATCATCTTCAAAAATCGTCCGCCGGTGACGGCTATCGATGGCGCATATCAGGAACCGCGTTTGCAGGTACAGCGCGAATCCTTGCTTGCCCGCCTGAAGCGATCAGCGGCCGGCCTGGCGGATAGCGTGCTGCCACCGACCATACAGCCGGCACTGGCGGGGATCCCCATTCCTGAAACGCCGGCACGCTCATTTAACGGCAACCGCCAGGCGGTCAGCCGCGACAATTACACGTTCGAAGTGCATTTTCATAGCGTTGACATGAGCGAACACCGAGCGTTGGGTGAGCTGGTGAAAGACAAACTGCGGGAGCTGATGCGCGAGAACGATACGCGCCGACGCTCCCGACTGCGGGACGAGGAGTAAAACCATGATGATGATTTACGGTATGTTCGTGTTTATGCTCGACAGTGCGCCCTATCAGTCCCTGGCGCGCACGTCTGGCTTTCGCCACGTCAATAATGAGCGCATCGGCAGATCAGCAAAGTGGCAGTACCTGGGCGCTGGCGAGGACGCCATCACACTGAGCGGTGTACTGTACCCTGAAATTACCGGTGGGGACATCTCGCTGGAGCTCCTGCGCACCATGGCTTACGTCGGCCGACCCTGGCCGTTGATTGAGGGAACGGGTGTCATCTACGGCATGTTTGTTATCGACAACATCACCGAAACCCGGTCTGAATTTTTCGCCGATGGCAAGGCGAAAAAAATCGAGTTCACGCTGTCGCTGAAAAAAGTGAGTGAGGATATACGTGAGGGGCTGGCTGATGTTACCGCAGATGATCTGCTGAGCATGCTGCCCGGCTGAGTATCGAGTACAGCCATTTTTGACTGTACTGCAGGACGATGGCCAGCACGGTCATGAATGGCGATGATTGCCGGCAAGAGAAGAAAAACCCCGCGGATTGCTTCGCGGGGTTTTATTTATCCTGGCTTTCGCGGCCAGTCAATATCAGGCGCGCTTTCCGGATCAAGTCGGCTAATTAGCACGCTGTAACGCTCCCAGGCTTCAAGTTTGGCCTTCTCCGCCTCAGTGGCCATATTGAGTTTTACGGCGCGTGCCAGCGGTGCAATGGCAGCCTCGGCATCCATCATGTCCGCTTGCTTTTGATACGCGGCTTGGATGCGCAATTGTTCAGGAGTGGCTTTCGGCAGGTCTACCCATGCTGGCTTGCCTTGCTTGTTACTGCCCCGTGTCTTACCTTCTGGAGGCTGTCCCGTGAATTCGGCATATATGGCGTCAGTGACCTCTACCAGGTCGCCCGGCAATGTGCCGGCCTGTTCGTAGCTATCGAGAAAATTGATAGGGTAGAAACCTGTCGTTGTTGCGCTAAATTTGTATTTCCCCATGATTAGTACCCTACCGCTATCCAATAAATCATTCGTTCCTTCGTGCCATGCAACCAGTTGAAGGCATCACGCGCCCCTGTCAGGTCTTGCACTTGCGCACTCCAGGTCGTCTCATACCCCTGGGCGAAATTTCGAACTATCGTCCAGACGCCCAGCAGGCGATTGGGTACCGATATATTCAGAGGTACCCGCTCTATCACGCCGTCGTCGGCTTTCTGCCCTTCAAAAAAACCACCCTGGATAATCAATGTGCCACCGTTCAAGTTCAATCGTGCAAACCATTGGTTGCCATTGACGGACATGTCACCGACACTCTGGATTTGCGCCAGAATGGCGTCCCATAGCCAGCCGCCGTTTGGGTTCCAGCGAGTCCCCCAAATATTGCCATCCTGCGCCATCTGAGCCTCACCGACATGCAACTCGTTGGTATGCACCGCGTTGTTGACCCATTCCTGCGTGGCAAACGTACCCGCTTTACTTTTGATGTTGCCGTTGTACGGGTTGAAGTCCCAGATGCTCTCCACGTCGCTGTCGCCGCGCACGTGGATAATGGGGTGCGCGTGTTCGTTGTTTCCTGGCATCAGATAGCCAAAACTCACTGCGGCGGGGTAGCCCTGGTCTTTACGGGTTGAAACGCCCTTGGCGAGCGGCACAAAAACGCCGCCAGTGGTGACCGGCCACTGCCAGTTGGGCTGGAAAAACGGGGCCTGAGTGCTTAACTGGTCAGCATACGAGCCCGCGCCGGTCGGCATCACCTCGGGCGTGCTGGCAAACGACGGGGCGATAATTTGCCCTGTAGCAGTATCCCCGCCCTTTAGTAAGAAATGTTCATCCGATTCGTCATTGCTGCGGATGTCCAAATACCCCCGAGCCAGTGCCTGAGCCTCCTTCCCGGCAGTCGCGATTTCCGATAGGGAATTTTTTATCTGCAAATATCGGGTGTCCGCCTCTTCAATGGTCAGCACCGAGATATTGGGGTCAATCTCGAGCACCACGCTTTCAGCGTGAACCAGTGGCATCGCAAAGATCACCGTCAGTTCTTTAACGATCGAGTCGTTTTGCTCCGGCAGGTAGGTGTCAGGATAGGCGCCATAGGCTATCAGAACGCCGGCTGCGCTCATTAGCCCAAACTCTCGGACAACCTTCCCTGGGTATTTGCGTGCATTGATCACCGCCTGGCCGGCAATCATGCCGCTTCCCGACTCACCTTGCGTAAAGGGCACATCCCCAAATTTATTGACCAGCTTGGTTACGGCTGGGTCAGGGGTCACGGAGGCCCCGCCACCATCACCGAACACAACGATCGGGATAGTGACCACCTCGCCGGCCTGATATGCCGCCTCTATCGCCTCGGCCCCGACGGCGGTTAAAATTAATCCTGATGCCATTATTCACTCTCCAATTCAATTACTGCGGCCGTGCAATATCTGTCCGGGTTGGTCAGCCCCAGGTTTTTTCCTGTGCCATACTTCAAAATAATCGCCCGTCTTGCTCCCTCTGGGTTGGGGCGTCCTGGCGTGTCCGTGACATACAAATGACGATCAGTGCCATCTTGCAACCACCCATAAACCACCATGTCGCCCCATTCATTCCACAGCGCGCCATTACCTCGCGGAGCATATTCATTGCTCTTGAGCGATAGCTCTTTTTCATGTGGCCAGCGGCCGTTGTTCGACGCCAGAAAAGCGGGCATATCGGCCTGATACATGCGCTCGGGGGTTGGGATGAGATAAAGGCGCGGATTAATCGTATGTACCAACTCGCGGCCTTTGGCGTCTATTGCGATGATTGACACTTTCCCCGGCCCCGTAATCGTTACTGTTCCGTCAGAGGCCACCGTAGCCGGGCCATCCGCCCGCCAGGTTATCAGGCCAAAATTGCCTTGCGCCGAAAGGGTGTAGGTTGCTCCCTTGAATGATGTCATCGGGGTAAATTTTGACGTCATCCAGCCATTGATATGCACGCCGATAAATTCAAACGGCTGTAAAATCTGGATAGACTCCGACGCAATCATGTAGCCGGCTAAAATCGCCTTACCGCCCAGGCTTCCCTTGAATGTCACATCGAACCAGGAGCGCAGGTTCTTGGCGCGCAGAACAAAGTTTTTCAGATCCTGGATGTCGGTCTGGCTGATGGGACGCCCATCCTGCGCAACATTGAGCGTGAAGGTGTAAGGCTTACCCTTGGGCTCTTGCTCAAACCACTCAACGATTTCCGTGCCGAAAGGGCTGCCAGACAGGGATAACTTGACCGCGGCCGGCGTCCCTCTGTGCCGGTTAACCTGCGGGGCCTGTATGATTTCCTGACGTTTACGAGCCTCCGACCAGCTATCCTGCCACCATGAAACGCCTCTGTCCCAAGCCAGCCAGGGAATGAACGGTAGCGCGCTGGTTTCCGGTCGCTGTAGCGCACGAAGAGGAACCGGTAAATTCTCGATACGAACGGTGTGCGCGGCCTCTATGCGCCTCGCCAATGGCAATGCATTGGGCGGAAGTAATGATTTATTCTTCACGGCGTCACTCTCTCGTGCTGGTCTCTATTGTGATGTCGGTGCAGTAGTAAGCCACACCAAGCCTGCCATCCAGGTTACCCAGTGGCGTTGACATCTCCACCCGCTCTACGCCCGATTGGTGCAGAGCACGGAACAGCCCCGACTCTGCCACGGTGTGTCCGATACGATGCACGCTGTCGACATATTTCTGCATGGCTAACATTGCGGCTTCTTTGACGCTGCGTGCGTCTGGGCCGGGCTGAATATGTAATACCGCAGCGACGGTATAAGGCACAATTTGCGCACTGCGAACGGTAACAAAATCCGTTAACGGCCGGGTCTCGGTGTCTGTCAGCGCCGCCCGTACCGTTTCAATCAACGCGTCATCAGCGGCACCATCGCCCGTGCAGGAAAGAACATAGACATGCACCTCCCCAGGAAGACTGTGATCCTCTGGGCCGTAGGGCTGTGCGTCCAGTACCTCTGGGGAGGCGGAGCGCGCATGATAGCGATAGGCGCCATAAGGGCCGGCGACGCTCATGGCCTGCATGGATAACCAGGCACGCTCACGCAGCGCCTCGTCACTTTCATACTCGGGCTCCCTTGGCGGAATGGCGGCAGGATCGCCTGGGTTAACCACATGCCGGGTCACGCCGTAATCCGCGGCCTTAACGTCCAGATCGGCTCCCTTTGCCATTGCCAGGAATGTCGCGCGAACACCCTCATTGATGCGCTGGCGCAGCACAATTTCTCGGTAGGTCATAAGCTGGCAGGTTATGCTCAGCATGCTGGACTCCAGCGCCAGCGCCTGCGAGACGGCTTCCTGCTCATCCCCCGGAAAACAGGCGACAAGCTCGGCTTTGACCTCAGCCAGTAGCTGCTCAAAGTCAATCACTTCAACCGCATCCGGTGGTGTTAACCGTGACAGATCAATAATCCCATTCATGGTAACGGCACCTCCATGGTAAATACGGTCATCACCTCTTTTTGTTGGCCGGTCACTGTCAACCGTCTGCCTTTCTCACCCGCCGAACTCACGGTGATTTGCGTCGGCGTCAAGCGCCGTTCCCACTGATACAGCGCAATGCAGGCAGCAGAAATTAACTGCAACTCAATGGCAGGATTGTTGGGCTTATCCAGCAGCGCGAACAGGGCCGAACCATATTGGCGCCGCATAACCCGACTGCCCAGCGGGGTCAGCAAAATATCCTGGATGGACTGGCGCAACTGCTGCTCGTTGGTCAACCGCTCTCCAGTACGCATATCCATATCGAGATAGTTGATTGTGCTCATACGGGTTTTCCTGTCTGGCCGCCGCCGGTTTGTACGCCGCCGTGTTTGTGGTCATCGACGACGATCCCATTGGAGGAGAACGTGCCGCCGCTGTGCGTGATGTCGCCGGACATCTCGCCCCCTTCCATCACGCTGAGTGTTTTGGCGCTCAGGTGGTTGGAACACGCCACCTCTGGCGTCTCCAGCATAATCTTGACGGAGGCTTTCACGGTGACCTGCTGACTCTCTGCGCTGATGCTGTCACTGGCCTGGATAGTCGCGCTTTTGACGCCCGTCGCAGACAGTGCGCCGGTGTCCGGCTCGTATTCGATAATGGCGCCATCAGGGAAGGTCACGTGCCAGGTATCCGCCGATGCCGACGGCGCCGGCGATGCATCGCTGTACAATGCCGGCAGCACGAAAGCCGTGCTGAGCTCTCCCCCAATCGCCAGGAGAACAACCTGCTCCCCCACCGAGGGTGCCCACCAGGTGCGCGACCGCCCCGCCCGATGCGTTAACCAGGGGAGCCAGGTCGTAGACAATTGCCCCGAGGTCACCCGGCAACGCTGCGCAGTGAGATCAACCTCCGCCACTACACCCGTGCGCACCAGATTACACAGCAGCCGGTACAATTCGGCGATGGTCATAGTCCCTCCAACAAATCACGGTAAATCACATCGATAAGCGTCATACGTTCATGCGGCGACAGCCCCAGCAGCTCGCGTTTCGGATAACGAACCTTTGCCAATTCGTTAATGCTGCCTGTCAGGCCGTACTGATGCTGGCGAGCAATGGCCGCCGCACGCCCCTGGAACCCCACCACCGCGGCCGACGGCGTTGCGGTTGCCCGCAGGTAGCGCGCCGCACGCAGCCGCCGAAACATGGGGTAGTCGCGCCGGCTCGTCTTGCGGGTCTCGCTGCGGTCAATCGAGAGATAGCGCTCAATGTCCTTGCGGTAGAAAGAGCGCACCGCGCCGCGTTCTTCGTCATGCCCGGTGATCATCCGCCCGCCACGGCCGCGCGTGGCGCGCCAATTCTTCAATACGCGCTCCTCGCCCTTCCAGACAAAACGGATCCCCAGCTGCGCGCGTAACACCTTGCGCCGGCGGGCGACATAGGCCGAGCCGTCGGGGTTTTTCTGGCTGCGGATGCGTTTTTGCTGATCCAGCTGGATAACACGCGACAGTTTGCGCGCCATGCTGCGCCGGTAGCTGGGTTTGGCTGTTGATACCAGGCGCTGTAACTCCTGCTCCAACTGCATGAACAGCGAGTTATCACTGGACATTTAACGCCTTCCCCTTTCTTTGCAGGTGAAACTCATCCGTTGGCCCCGTCACCAGCACATCCCAGGCTTTCAGGATCTCCGGGTAAACCGGCGGCTCGGCCAGATGCTCAATCACCAACTCCCCCTCTTCCATCGCCACAATCACCCGTTCGGTGGCCTTGATGACATACAACACATCGATGGTGTCGTCGTTAAGAATGTCGGCATCAAAATCGATACCATCGCGGCGCCGTTCCGGGTTAAACAGCAGATCGGGCTGATGCTGACGGGCCCAGCTCAAGATGGGGATCGTCAACCTGTCCAGATCCCCCGGAAAATCCATTGCCAGCACGTTCAGCTCGTACTGATACATGAACGACATGGCCGGCGTACCGGTGGCGATCACTTTGCCGCGAGTGACATACACCTCCAGCGCGTCGGGATTCGTCTTAAACCACGGATGAAACTCCGTGATGATGTCGCGCATCAGTTTGGCCTTGAGCATGACCTCAGCCTCCTTCCACAGAAAACTAGAAAGTCGTGGGCTGCGCGACTGCGCGAACCCAGCACATGATGCCTTTCTGAAGATCCATCCTGCCTTCATTGAGCCAACGCATATCTATTTGATGCCCACCGGTGTCAGAGTTGGTACTGAGCAGGTAGTCGTAAAGCTTGCCCAGTTCTTCTCCCAGAGCCTTGACCTTGTTCATGCAGTCGATTTCGTCCTGGGTCAATTCGCGATAGCCAGCGATTTTACGGTGTTGATTTTCCATTTGTTCTCCCGGCGGATTCCCGCCACTGTGTTAGCGTGGCCACTTGACCAGCGCAAATACCTAATGCCGTCTTGAGTGCCAGCGTATAACTCACCGCATCGCCCCAGGTGTCGCCCTGAAGGCTCGGTTGCGCGCAGGCGGCAAACACTGACTCAGGGGGCAGCAGCTGCACCGCCTGCGGTGCCGGTGCCGGCGGCCGGGCGCAGGAGCTCAAACACAGCATCAGGCATGCGCTCAGCAGCGCAGCGATTACCTTTGATTGCCTCACGGTATTTCCTCTGATATTCATCGCTCTGTTCCCGCAGTTGCTGCTCCTGCTGCTGCTGCGCCGCCATCAGCGCGCGGTTCTGCGCATCCTGCGTTTGCAGGGTGGCAATCAGCCCGGCCTGCTGTGCCAGGCTTTTTTGCAGCTCCGCGGCCTGCTGGTGCGCGGACTCCAGCCGGTGCGACAGGAGCGAGCTGTAACCCATCAGGCACAGGGTGCTAAGCAGCAACGCCAGTAGCCCGCCGTTCTTGAGCATCGCCAAGGCATTCGTCATGCGGGGTAGTCCCGGTGCGGTAACTGGAAATGCGGCCCATCTTTCAGCGTCTTCCAGTCGCCGCCCCACTCGATCGGGATATTGAGCTCGGCGGCCGCCTGCTTAAACGCGGCTGAAATCTGTGCGTAATACTTCCACTCCCAGGAGCCTGCCGGCGTCGGGTAGGCGAAAACATCTACCGCATGGCCGGTCAGATGCCGGCTGTTTTGCGTCTGCGACTTACCGGCGGCAACCAACTGGCGTTGCCGTTCTGGCGTACGTAGTCCCTCGGTGATGCCGAAATCGACATCGGACAAGGCCAGCGCACGGCGCACAACACACACCAAGTCAGGGTGAACGCCCCGCAGATTTTTTTCGCTGCGCGGGCTGAAGCAGAAATTAGTCATCGATCTTCCTCCGGAACAGGTGCATCACATTGCCGCGGGCGGTGTAAACGGCAGCGCATAACGTCAGATTGATCAGCGTCTCCGCCCAATCAGCAAACAGGTAATGCCCGGTCACCACACGGATCACGACAGCGGCGCAGGCAACGATCAGCGCATAAGCGAACCCGGCGCCGGCGAACCGATAGGCGGCCCCCTGGCGGCGGTACATCAGCAGCCTGACAGCAATCAGTCCGCAGGCTACGGCATTGATACTTAACAGAACTGTCTGATAGCTCACTTCTCACCCCCACCGCGAAATCGGTCGAATATGGATCCGTTGCTACTTGGCCTGGCGCTGAACATCATCAGAATGCGCACCGCCGCGGCAGCGGCCAGCACGGCGCCGACGGGCTTTTGTACCGTGATGGACTCACGCAACAACGTAGTCAGCAGCGATGCCACTATCGAGGCGCTCAGCTCTGCGGCATACATGCCGACCAGCATGGACACCACGAACAACATGGCCCGCTTCCACAAGGGAAAATCCGCCGCCGACAATACGAATATGACGGCACCGGCAAACGCACCGATCATGACGCCGGGGTCAGCACCTGGCACCATGCCCACTATCGCGATCCCGGTGACGGTACCGGTCGCTACGCCGGTGCTGATGGTTAATGGCTCTGCCAT